GCATCAATACCGTTCTCTCTGAAGACCAGAAGAAAGTTGAAGTAAGGATAGAACCCTGTGATACCTCCGGTCTGCCTGTTTCCAAGTTCAAGGAAAGCAGTTGCAGTAAACTGGTCAGGCTTTGTTGGCTTGCTGTAAAAGACCATAGTGTCATTATCCGCACCGCCTTCAATGAAAAGACAATCCTTATATACAGCTGAGAACCGTGTCCGTGTTGCCGGGAAAGTTATACTCTCAGTTATGCCGGGTGCTTCTGACCCAAGTGAGGCATCAGGAACAGAGTCATAAACGGAAGTCTCGAAGTTGTTGTTAATGTCTTTGACAAAATAGAAAAGACTTGGAACTGCTCCGCCATCTGTTGAAAAGTTCTTTGTTCGGTACAGCCTTCTGGCAACCGTTCCGTCTGGTCCTCTTGGTATCTCTATATATGCGGCATGTGTATTGGTGTTTGCTGTAACCCAGTCTATTGTTGCTGATGCGTCTGACAGAGGAGATTCAGAACCTGTGTTGTTTATGAAAGACACCCTCCATTTATATTCATTTACTTCGGTGTTAACTCTTGACCCAAGACCCACAGGATAGGTAATGTTCGAAGGAAAAAAGATACAAACTGCCTGAGTGTTTGATGTTGTGGCTGTCGGGTCTGTCTCGACTCCCCATGGTTCCGGAGGGGAAGGAACAGTGTGCCATCCAAGTTCAAACTTCGGCGGCCTGAAAGTCACTGCGGACTTATGAACAGGCCAACCCATATATTTTATTGGCTTGTCATATCCGTTTGTGATGATGACCCACTGTCCATAAGGAGCGTATGTCGTTGGCAGTTCATTCTTTGTCGGGATGTTCCTCTGTGCATCAATGACCTTTAATGCCATTGTCGCACCGGCTTCATACAAATGATACAGAGAACCATAAGACGTGAACAGAATGTTCTGCTGTGCGCCTTGATGTTTATTGAACACACACAGGCTGTCTATTCTTGGCAGAGAAGCAAATGGCGTAAAGGTTGATGTGGCCACAACATTATATCTTTCATAGCCTATTCTGCTATCCCACCCTCCGGTGTACTTGTCCACTGTCCAGTTGACCAACTCAGTTGCCGCATTGGTTGGTTGTGGCTGTCTTTCATAAAGACCAGCAAGTTTTCTTATGTCCTGTGTTGTGTTTTTCATGTGTGTGTCAGTGGAGTGTATAGTGGCAGAGGATCAACACTCCCATCAACCATACCGCGTTTAATAAATCTTCTCGGTATTTGTGTGAGGTATCTTTGCTCAAGTTTCAGCATCTCCTGTGCAACTTTCCTGTCATACAGGTTTGCCTGTGGAAGATTGTCCAACTTCACAAATAGCTCTTTAAGAGCCATGTAAGCAATGATCTGATGAGAAGCCGAAGGAAACTCAGGTGTGTCGTTGTCATTCACTAAGAACTGGGGACGGTAAAGATATCTGACAGTAATGTCATAATTAGCAGACTGTCTTGGATAAAGCCTTATTCGCTGAGTTGTTCCGTCTGTCGCATTGTATGGTGTTGAATTAAACTCAAAAGTGTCGTTGAATGAAGTGCTTGAAAGAGTGTATGCTTTGACTCCTGCAAAGTTTGGTGGATGTTCCACGGCACCGGCATCATCTGCAACAGATCTTTCACCTCTCCACCCGGCTGTTGTGTTTCGAACATAAACCTTTCGATACACTCCTGTGGTGTTTGGCAAAGCCACAAGTGTGACATTCAATATCTGAGTGTCTGAGAGTGTCAAAGCTGCAGGAGTTGAAAGGGCTGACTCTCTGCCTGCAAAGACATAAGACATGGAAACATCCACAGTCCTTATTCCCTTACCTGCGAGTGCCGTTGCTGCGGAGATTGTCACCATTCTTGGAGTGTTGACATGGTATTCATCAGCCATAACCCAATATCTGGGTAGATTAACTTCATCTAAAGGCAGGTTATAGTATTCATCTTCATACCTGGTAAGCGGCACCATCCTGCCGGGCTCTTGTGGTGTCAGGTTTTTAGACCTTCTCGCCACCTGGAGAACAGCAACACAGTCTTCAGGTAAGTCCAGGTATCGAAACTTTACCTTTGCCGGGCCAGCAACAATTGAAGTTCCATTGTAATCTGAAGTCAGATAAATTGTTCCAGCGTTTAAAACCCATGCGATTAGATATTCGACTCCGCCAAGCTCAATGATTTGACCTTCAAATGTTGAGTCGAACACTGCTGTTGGTGTTGTCGCAACATGCGCACCGTTGGCAATAGTTATATCAGTGATGTCCACGTCAGTGTACGCTTTGACAATGGTTTCCTTCTGTGCGAAGGTAAAAACTTTTGTGGTGAACAGACGATAATATGCGTCATTAATCAGCTGATTGATCTGTGTTCTGTACGTTTCAACATTGGGGTCATAATCCACAACGTTTGCAATCATGTCTCTCAGATCTGTCAGTCTCATAGTTCACCTTATAAAAAGAACCCCCCCCCTTTGTAGAGGGGAGGGGCGGGCTTGTGGAAACCCTTGGCGGGATAAAACCCCTCCAATGACGGAAATCAGAATTGTTTCAGAAATATAACTGTGGCAATATTATCAGTGTCTGCTTCAGTTGCATGGGCAACAATCGGCAGTGTTATTGCCGCAGCATAAACAGCAAGTTGACCGGCTGTATTCATATAAAGCCGGTTGCCCTGAACTGTTGCCGCTTCGACATTTGCCTCAGTGACACCAGCAACAACAACTTCCACTGTCTCGCCAGCAACTGCAGCATGTTGAGCAATACCGATGCAGCAATTGGATGTTGCAGCAATCATTCCTTTGACAACATACAGGGTTTTGTCCCCATCAGCCGCTTTTGTAAAGTCAAAAGAAACTGCGTCATATTGATTGATAGTGTCACTTGCAATGAAGATTTCTGTTTGGCGACGATTTGAAGGAGTGANACCCCTTGAGTCTCCGTTTTCATAGACTGAGTCTAATGATTGTAAATAAGTTGCACTGGCCATGATTACGCCTCCGCTGACAACAGGACACCATGTCCCGAAAGATTTGAAGTACACAACTGAGTACGGACCATGATGTTAGAAGCCATCGCCGCATAACCGGAGATTCGTTCCATCTTGCCCATTTCAAAGTGTGCATCTCTGTCAAAGTAAACAGAGAACAATTTAGAGTTGAGGAAGTACATTGATACCTCATCTCCTGCACCGCCACCATTCCATCTGAACCCAAGATTAGGTTCAATAAACATCATGGCTCCGTTGTAAAGAATACCCAGTTTCCCGGCAGTTCCTTTCATTTGTTCCATGCTTGAGTATCGTTCCAACTTAGCCAATTCATTACGGTACAATTCGTATGAAGTTGGTGATGCAAGAATAATATCAATTTCACCTTCTGGTGCGTATTGTGTTGCATTAATCATAAGATTGCTCATTGACTTTAAACCGTCATTGGCAAATGTTCCTGGAAGAGCTTTAACTTGATTCTGCCAAGACGTCGGGAAGCTTGATTTATCAATTCCACCAACACTGTTTACCAACTGAGAACCAAAAGCTGCACGGTTAAAGAACCCATTGGGGTCTGCCGCAGTCAATGGAAATAGACCATGGGCAGCAGTTCCTTCGCCGTTAAGAGTGTTGAGTTCAGTAAGTACTGTTGATGTTCCTGCAACAACCTGCTTTTCCCATTCACGCTTAAGCATACCCATGACTGACTTCAGTCGGGCCTCTGCAATGCGAATGACAGCACGGTCACCTTTATTGGAAAGTTGCTCTTTCTCTGTCACAACAACAGGAGCAACAAAGTCACACCAGTCAAAGGAAGCAGTTCGAAGAGGATCTTTCACAGCAAGGTTAACGCTTTCATAACCAGTGGAAAGTTGTGTAATAGATGAGTGTTCTGTAAGGATTACAGGATGGTCCACTTTTGAACCACCGTTTACCTTCTCGACGTTTCCTTTACTCTGGACTGCATCCAGCAAGGGGACCGTTCGGAAAGTATTATCTACTTCTCGGTCTCTCAGAATACGTAAAGTCGACGCGAGAATGTCAAATGATAAAGCCATTATATTCTCCAGTTTGTTTTTGTTACTGTTAGGGCGTGTCCGTTATCGGGTGCCTGACAGTAGCGTGTCCAAACCGGGGCATCTGTCGAATTTTTTATACCTTACTTTTGCTGGGTTAGCAAGTAATCATATATATCAGCTGCTTTCATGTTCCCCATATCAGACGGCAACGTCGTGCCCTTCCTTTTACCGTTGCCGATCTGCAGTCCAACCGCTCTGGCGGCGCGTTTCTTCTTTTCTCTTTCTTGATTGCTGGACTTTTGCTGGTTCTGCAGCCTCTTTCCTTTCACAACCCAGTAAGCATTCTCAAGAGTCAGACTCTCATCAGCCTTCAGCAGTGTTGCCACTTCCTTCTTGAAGCCCTCGTCTGTCTTAAGCTCAGAGTGATTCTCCATAAAGCGGCCAAGTTTCGATCTCGCCTGATCTCTCTGCTGCTCTTTGTACATTGGTTCCATGACTTGCTTGAGTCTTACGGCAACCTGCTTTTCAATATACTTTTTGAACGACTCAGGATTGAAAGGGTCAAACTCTTCTCCTTCCTGCTCTGCAATTTGCTGCAGGCCCTTGTATGCCTCTGACTCATATAGAGACTTCTGCATCTTTCGGGTCTTGTCCTGCTCTGTCTCAAGCTCTTTCCTTTTGGCCGCAAGGTCCATGGTCTTTTGCGTGTAGTCTTTTCGCAGAGACTTCATTGCACGTTGAACTTCAGGAGACTGGTTCTCATAGATTTTGTTCCATGATTCCCCTTCTCTTAAAGCCTCGTCCTCTTTTCCTTTCTCTCTGTCCTCATGCCTTTTAAGCATGTCATTAATCTTTTCATCGTAGGACTGAGGCTTGTTCTCTTCTGGTGCCGCTTCAGCGGTTTCCTTTGGTGCTTCTGTTGTCTCTGCTGTTTCTGTTGTTGCTTCAGATGATTCCGTCACTGGAGCAGTTTCACTGGTTTCCATCTTATCTCCTATTTTGGAAGTTCAATAACTTTTCCGTCTTTGATTATAAAAGTTTGTTTAATTTCTTTTTCTTTTAAAAACTTTTCTAATTCTTCAAACTTCAGAGGTTCAAATTTATGCCTCTTAAATGTTTTTGTTTTTGGTTCAAGCAACTTTATTGATAATTCACTTAAAGATAGTGGTTTTTTTTGTTCCAACTCTTCAAACTTTTTCTGTTTCAAAGGTTCAAATTTATGCCTCTTAAATGTTTCTATTTTCTTTTTTCGGTCTGTCTGTCCACCACCAAAGATAGCCCTAAGCATTTCAATATCGTCATATTCTTCAGCCATTACATCCTCTCTAAGAACAACTCTTCGTCTTCGGCTACAGGCTCTTCTACAACCACGTCTTCCTCAACCACAACTTCCTCTTCGCCTTGATTACCGGCGATGAACTCAAGAAAAGCCTCGTCTGCGGCAATCTCTGAGATGGTCGCTGCAAGCATAGCCAGGTCGCGGTCTGACTCCACAACGCTGAGATCAATCGCCATGTCAAGCCCTGCGGCTGCTGCGGCTTCATTGATGCCCATGATAACGTCAACAAACTCAGCAGGAAAGACAGTCAGGTCCGCTGCAAATGTCGGATACAGTTCCATTCCCATCTTCGGAAGGATCTTGTTCACTTCATTGACCAGGCGATTAAGCGCATCAGCTGAGAAACTTCCCTGTGGGGCCGCTTCCTGAAGTGCATCGGTCATTAAAAGTTCGCTGTCCGCGCCAACCGCTTCAGCTTCAGCCATCAATTCCTGTGGTATAGACATGTTCTACTCCTGTGATAATTCTTCATGTTTAAATGTTTCATTAACGGCTTTGTTAAAGTCGCCGGTTTTCTTCATATTGTCATCAAATCGAGAGACATCTTTAAGATGCTGCTTGTGTTCACTGTACACCGCATGTTGACTTTCGTCCAGTTCATGATCTGAAACGGGTCTCAGGCCCTTTTCCTTCATGAGCTTGTCACGATGAGAGAAGTTCTTGACATGACAGCCAAGACCACGGTCAAAATATCCGTTGGTGTCTCCCCATCTGCCCGGTGTTTTGGCCCATAAACTCACAAGTTGAGTCATAGGTGTGTCACAATTATCACAGTCAGGAACCTCATCGTCGCTGAAACTCTTGACATATTCGTCCGCATGTCCGCAAGCTTTGCATTTGTAGTCATATACAGGCATTTATTCCTCAATCAAAGTGTAAGTGAAGGTGTCCCATCCGTGCAGTTCTTTCTGTTTTTTGCACAATGACATGAAAAAGTCAAAGTCTTTTGCATTGGAAAACACCTGGCAACCGGCTGAATATTTGTCTACACGCTGCGTGGTCCCCTTATGGTAGGCTCGATGTATGTTAATCCCGAAGCGACCTTCCATCACAGAGACAGGGTCCATGTCAATCGTGGTGTCTTTCGATGAGTCCCGGAAGACCTTGACCTTGCCACGCTGGACAAGAGCCTCGTACTTTCCTCTGTGATGACCGATCTTATAGCAGGAACGGTACTGTCCTGGACAAAGTATCGCAGTTCCTTCGACCCTCATCGGGTGCAACAGCCAGTGTTTCCCCGGATCAGTGGTTATTCTGAAGCGGTCAACCTGCCACATTCCGTTTATCTTGTACACAACAGTCAGAGAGTCATCAAATGAGTCGGTTGATCCCTCCTTCTTCCTGCATCCGATGATATTCAGGTCATAATCTCCACCACCGAAGACGGCATGTCCCAGTTCTTCCAGTCTGTCCAGTATCTTAGGTCTTGGATTAAGCATTGTTCACCTATTGTGGGAGGAATTGGGCAATATCTTCCGGACTTGGCTGCATTGACATGCCTGAACTGGTCTGCTGTGCGCCTTCTGGCCCAGTTGCTGCTCCGGGTTGCGGGCTTTGCGGGGCAGATTCCAGATGCTCCAAGAATGAGTGCGGCATATCAAAGTATCGCACGATTTCTGCAAGTACTTTGTCTGGTGGCACGCCCATATTGATCAAAGTCGGCATGACTGCCATGAACTCCTGCTTCTTTATNGCCTCTGANACCGGNGTTGCCCCTGTATCCTGCGCGTAAAAGGTAAAACTTCCGTCCATGTCGGTGTCATTCACCACCACAGGGTCACCATTCATCACAATCACGTCACCTTTGTCCTGAAGATACAGCTTCATCATCGAAATATAGACTTTAGCCACATTTTCAATCGTTGAATCGCGCTCTCTTGCCAGTCTTCCGACCTCTGAGGAGGAGTATGCGGCCAATGCTGTGATCTCAGTGGCAGTTGCACGGGTGCTTTCTCCTCTGGTAAAGGGGGCAAGTACAGATCCTCGCTCGAAATCGTTCTGTACGTGCATGACATAGGTCTCAAGTTCGGGGGGAACTGGAGTGTGGGGCACTGCATGGATTGATCCAGCGAGTTGTTGGCCCGGNTCAAGCTCAACNTCNACGAATTCACCGTCAACACCCTGTGCGAGTTTCGCCATCGCTTCCGCATCAAACACTCCTGACTCCACAATCCATTGACGGGCTGATCTTCGCACCATTGAAGCCTGATAACTGCGAATAATGTTGTGTTCCTGCACCTGATCGT